GCTGAAGCTCCATGCCGTCCTCGCTTATAAATCCTGCTTCGCTCCAATCGGCAGGAATGTTTGCTAATGTCGTCGGGATCGCCGTACCTGCGGTGGCTGTGTAGAACATTCCACTCGCCCTACCTTTGCCGACGTTAACTTCATTTGTTGCCATTGTTTATTCCTCCTTATAAGGTGAACTCTTCAAGGCTTGCGCTGATGATCAGCGTCACCGAAAAGAGTGCTAAATCTGGACGAATAGGGTCTGCGCCCCATCGCCCTAAGTCTGTATTATTTTGAACATTGCGGAAGTTATCTGATGCTTTCAAGATCGCCACCGCATTACTTAATGTTTCCTGCGCCGTGCCTTCGTCCTCGGCTCGGCAGTACAGCTCGACTGTGAACCTGTCTATATGCCCTTGACCGCTCCAGTCCGTCATTTCCGTGCCGCCGCTCCTCGCTACGAGGATGTTCGGCAGGGTGTATGTCTTCGGCAATGGTCGGCAGTAAGTGGTTATATACGGGTTCAAGGTCTGCTGTACCAAGTATTCAATGTCTATACTTCTTTTCATGTATGAAGCGTCCTCGTTAAAGCTTGGTTTTCAGACTGCGCCGCCTGTGCCGTCTGGTTCTTGGCATATACGAAGCCCAACCAACGGCCGCCGCCCATGTCGCCCATTTTTACCCACTTGCCGAAGTCATTACCGCCGCCTGCGTTGGCGTTAGCCTCTTCCTGCAAGCGTGAGGTCGTTGACCAAACCACGTCCCTAACGCCGCCAGATTTCAACACGGGAGTACGCCAGTTTTTATTAAATTTAATATCAACTTTCAGACTCATCCCGACCACTCCTCAAGGTTTAACATAATGTGGTTTCTCAAGCCCGTAGGCGACCGCCAACGCCTTGGAACGCCGTTAATGGTATACACCTTACCTTCAAACCTTATGCGGTCTCCTGCCTCAATATCAGCCTCATACGGGCAATAGCAGGTAGCTCCGTCAGTAAGCCCAAGCACACGCCCATCTAACGACAGCGAAGACCCTGTGGGCTGAAAAGAGCAATTCTGGACGTTGTGTTCTGTGGCGTTGTCCCAGTCTGGTAATATCGTTCCTCTGACCGATTTATAGCTTGGTCGGATGACCGTGATCGTGTCATGTGCGAATGTTGCGACCATCAGAACAGCCTCCTTATGTGGTACGGGGTCAGCACCTCTCTCACCGTATCGGGAATAGATGAGGCATTGGCTGAGTTCATGTAAGTTGACGAATATGTGACCGACTCACCACCTGCGGTCTCGGACTGTATCCCGTAACTCTGTGCGAGAGCGTGGGTCACCCTGTTGGCGATAAGTTCTTTCAAGCCTCCTGCAAGCCCGTCTGTAAGTCCTGCGGAGTAGTTGATGACTATCTTTGCCCGTCTTCCAAAACAGGTGTCATACAGCCATAAAAGCCCGTCTGTGGTCACGTCAAAATCCGTCAGACTACCGCCGTCGATCTCCACGGAAGAAACCTCTGTTACGAACGTCGCAGGTAACTGTATCAGCACGTCACCGTGGTTGTGAGATACCGCCCTGTCACGCCCTAAAAGGGTCAGCTCGCAAGGCTGGTTATCAGCAACGTGCCACCCACAAAACTCACGCACAGCAGACTGCGCCGCTGTCAGCATTGGGTCGATACGGACATCATCCGTAAATCGTCCTGCTGTCATGTCGTTGAACTCCTCCGCAGTCAGTATCGTCGGCAGTTCATTCAGTTCGGTAAGGGTATAGCCCCACGGGGTCTTGATCATTTGTTTTTCACCTGCTTCTTAGCCTTGTTCGGCGGTTCGACCTTTTTTTCTTCGGGTTTAAGCTCGACAGCACCTTCGGGCTGTTTGCCCTCTTCATACCATCTCGCCACCCCGTCAACTATGTAAATTTTCATGGCGTTGTCCTCCTAAAAAAGAGGAGCGGTTTAAAACCGCCCCGTCATTATTCAGCAGTAAGTTTGAATACGCCCTTGAGATCGGTAACAGCCGCCGCCAGTCTTTCTTCGCCGAGAAGCGTTACCCTGTTGTAAAGTGCATCGTCCTCGTTCTGCTCATAGAGCATGACGTTCAGACCGCCTTTTCTCCATACCTTAACTGCCTGTCTTGCGGCGATAAGTGCTGTACCTGCGGCGACCGCAGAGGACTCAAAGACCTCAACGCCCCAGAGGATATACGGGCTCTGATATGATCCGTTACCGTAGCTGTTCTGGAAATAGCCGCCGCCGTAATACTGCTTATTCTGGTCTTTGGCTGTGAGCAGGGTGAAGAAATCAGCAGGGTTCATGATGATCGCTGAAGCGTCATACGCAGACTGCTGTTTAACCGCACGGATTCCGTAAAGGATACCGTCGACCATATCAGCCGCTACGGATGTAGAGCCAGAGCCATATGTTCCTGCAAGGATACCCGAAGTTCCTGCTACTGCACCGATAATGTGTGCGTCTTCAACTGTGCCGATCTTGTAGATAAGGGAGTCCCTTACCTCGCTCGCAAGGAAGTCGTTGTCAAGCAGGATTTCATCTGTTTCTTTGATGTATGCGGCAATCTTTGAAAGTGCAAGTGTAACAGGGCTGAATGATGTGCTGTTCTGCGGTTTCTTTGCGCCCTCTGCTGTTACAGCAGGAGTTCCTTCATACGCACCCTGCAAGAAGTAAGTAATGGCGTTGCCGCTGATTGTGGCGTTTGAGAACAGGTCTGCCGCCGCTCTACGTCTGGGCTGTGGTGCTACCTGTCTGTCATAATCTGTGATCGTTTCGCTTGTGACCACATCAGTCGCCGCCTTGATATGAGCAGATACGCCCCAGCCCTTTACGCTCTTGTCTACTGACTTCGCATCTTCTAAAAACTTCTCCATTCCAGTCATCGGTTTGTCGTCCTCCTGCTTTTCGCCGATTGAATTTAAAAGAGCGGCTTTCTGTTCAGCCGCTTCAATCTCTTTTTCTTTTGCTTCGATTTCTGTTTTAAGTTCTACGCCTCTGGCGATTGCTTCTGCGTCATCTGCCTCGATGCGTTCTTTGAGTTCTGCCAGTTCATTCTTCAGACTGGCGAGGTTCTCTTTAAGGTTCATTGTTAGCCTCCTTAATGCTTTTGATATATTCCAACAGTCTCTCCTTCTCTGGATTGCTCTGCTCGGACTCCTCTGCCGCCGCATTGGTCTCTGCATTGTCCTCTCCATCGTCTGGGTCGTCTGTGTCTAACACGCTCTGTAAAAGCGTAATAGCCTGTCTGATAGCGTCCTCGTCTGCCTTGCTGTTACGCTTGCCGACCTTGACGGATACCATGCCGTCTTTTACGCTGATGATCTCGGCTGTGTCGTTGGCAGGTACTGTGACCGCTGATATCTCATAGATCGTGAGGTCTCTCAGTTCGTTCGCCTTGCGCCCGTCCTCAAGCGTGACCTGCCCGTTCTCCACAACGTCATAAGCGAAGGAAAACTTGCTCAGTCTGCCGTCTTTGTAGAGTTCCCTCACCCTCTGGGCTTCGGGTGTTCCGTCGAACGTGGCGACGAAGTGCAGACCATAGTCGTCTTCGTCTGCCTTTGCGCTCCCAATAAAGGCATTCAGATCGTTCATGGAATGCGCCCATAAAAAAGGAATCGGTCGTCCCGATTCCTCCCACTCTTTGAGCGTTCTGCTGAATGCTCCCTGTTTAACTATGTCTCCGTAACTGTCGGGCTCTCGCACCCATGTCGAAGCATATCCCTCTATCGTGCCGTTGCCCTCGTCCTTATACTTGACTTTAAATTCTTTGTAATTCATGCGATTACCTCACTATTATTCGTATATCTGTCATGCAGTTGCATCCGCAGACCTCATCGGGCGGTAGAACATCGTCGCCCGTCCAGTAAGCACCGTTTGAGAATGTGTCGTCTATGTCAACCTCTTCCCCGTCCATTAATGCGTGTGAATCCCTTGGGTTTACGCCCGTGCGCCATATCTTATGGACGGTCTTGCGGAAACTGGGCTGTGCCTTTGCTTGGTGTACCGCCTCGGTCACCGCCCACCCTGCGACCGTTGTCGCCAGAGTCTGTGCAAGCATCGGAGCTTCGTCCTTTTCCCGTTTGTCCATCACAGGTGCTACATCTTCGTCAAACTCTATCGCTTGCTCAATCTTTTCGTGCGTTTTGACGTTGGTAGCTTTTGCCCGTCCCTCTGCCATCTTGCGCAGGTATGCACCCGTCAGCTTCGGAATATACTCAGTTTCCAGTAGCTCGGCTGTCTCTTCGCCGTGCTTGTCTGCGATGTCCTGCATTAAGGGTGTGAGGTCGTCTGCGAGTTCTTCGTTCCACCTGTCTTCATCCCACCACTCAGCACCTGCACCGATTTTCGGTAAAATCGAATTAAACTGTCTGCGGAAGAACTTCTTTAACACCTCTTCAAGTGCTTTCTTCTCTTCGTCGGTTGCGGTGGGTGCTTTTACCTCAACGGATGAAGACTTGACCCTCGGAGTCGTGCGCTTCTCTTCCTCTACGGGCAGACTCATTTCGTTCCCTGTGGACAGGTTAAGCGGTACGATCATAGCGTCGCCGCCCTCTATCGGCGGCAGGTTAAGTTCTGCTCGTACTTCGTTTCTTGTCATGTACGGCGCACCTGCGGCACGATAAAGGATTTCGGCTCGCTCTTCAAAACTCCCCTTGAGCTTCTCTGACAAGTCAAATTCGACATATGTCCCTCGGTCTGCGCCGACCATCGGTAACAAGAACTCATTAAAACGCTGTTGTAACATTTGGATGTCTGAACCCAAACACTCTGCGTATAATGCCCGTGCGTTGTCCTTTGCGCTTGCGTAGGTCTGTGTCTCCGTGTGCCAGATAAGCGAGGGATTGACCCTATAAGCCGCCGCTACAGCTTCTCTGGAGAGCTTAATAGATTCTGCCCATTGCTGTTCTTTGAAGCTTGTCTGGAACGGTTCGATTTTCATGCCGTCTTCAAGCAGAGGAATAGCACCTGCTTTTGAACCACCTGCGCCCCATGCCTCACGGAATGCAGTTACCCATTTCTTTCTTTGTTCATCTGTCCACGGTGCTACGTCTTTCGGTCGTGTGATCTGTGCGTTCAGTCTTCCAGATGACCGCCACAACTCCTTTCTGAAGTTGCTGGAAGATATCTGCTCTTCAAGGAACTGACGCAAGGACGTAATCGGTGAAAGGAATCCAGACGGGTTTCCTGCTGAATAGGTCTTGAACTGTACAAATTCCTCTTTTGGGATGTCCACAACACCGCCGTTTGACGCTCTAACACGGATTACATCTGCTCCGTATACATTACCGCCCTCGGTCGCTTCTACCCAATCTGACGGCACTATATACATCTCATAACCCGATTCCATATCTGCTGACGGGATGACCCATGCGTATACGTTGCCGAACACAAGATACTCGGTCACCAGACCACGGATAAACTCGTATGATGTTTGCACCTTATTCGGTCGGTACAGCAGTTTCGCCGCCGCTGATGTCCTGTCACGCTCCCGTGTGTTGTCGTCATGGCGCACATAAACTTTCACGGGCAACTGTGCAATGCTTGCCGCTAAGAAGTCCACGACTGCCCGTAAATTATCCTGTGTCTGATACAGTTTTTTCACGCTGTAGTTAAGCACCGCTGTCGGTGCATCGGGTGAAAAACTGATGTAGTAAGTCGGTCGAGCCATTGCTCTGAACCTGCCTAAAATTCTCGGCATTTTGCCTCCTCATACAAATACCACGGGCGAACCCGTGGCATAAGCTGATTCATATATCTTTGGTTGCTTTGTATCATCTATCTTTGTCGCCGCCGCAAACGCCATAAAACAGGCGTATAATGCGCTGATCTCATCGGGCGACTTTATCCTGTCGGGAAGTTCTACGCCTCCGCCAAGGTTTCTTAATTGCATCGTTTTGGCAGGCATATCAAGTACGGGCTGTGGCAGGTGATAGATTTTCAAACCACCTCTGGACGGATCACCACAAGCGGCGACCCCATCCCAAAAACGTCCCCAAGCAGACGTTAACGCCGTCCCCTCTATGGCGTACCGCTCAACCCCTGCTATTGTGCAGAGCAGTTCTGCCGTGCCTGTAACGGGTGCGCCTCTGCCTTGAAATGCCAGTTTCATATTTCCTCGGACTGCTCTGGTTCTGAACCAGTCCTCTGCCCACGCTATGCCAGATCGTCGGGCTATAACCTCTATGTGAACGTTGCCGTCTTCCCTAAATCCACAGGCGGCAATGCTGACCCACGTCCTGTCTTGACTCATGTCTATCCCGTAATAGATTTCAGACGATGGTGCAATACAAGACGTTTCGTCTACCCCTGCGCTCCATGCGCCGTCGGGGAAGGGTTGCGGTAAAATGGTTTCAACCTGTTGGCACATACACTCAGAACGAAATTTATTTTCTGGTAAAGTCTGCCTTGATGCTGTCAATGCTCTCTCTGTTAATCTCCCGTACCCTAACGCAGGGTTCGCATAACTCAACGCTTCCCAGTCTGTAACCGCCGCCCCGTCGGGTGAAGACCACTCAAACAGCCCCAGAGAATCGCCGTCTATCTCACCGCCGAAGTCTGACGCTTTATCGCCTGTGATACGTTCTAACGCCGTAGACCGCAGTTGTCGCAATACCACGGAATCGGGATCACCTGCGTTAGAAAAACAGATTATAACGCCGTTTGGCTTTGCTACAGTCGAAGCGGTCGCCGCCGCCAAGACTTCAAAATCCCGTTGCTCTCTGACCTCATCCAGTAAGACCAGATCGTTAGTATCACCACGTCCTGCCCGTCGGGTAGGTGCGCCGACCTTGTAGGTTGACCCGTTTTTAAGAATCAACCGCTTGTTGCCGTTGGTTCTTGCTACTCGCTCTATCTGCTTGTTTAACTCTGGGTTTTCTTCCTGCGCCGCTATAACGTCTTCCCATACCTCTTCAGCCTTGTCTAATGACAGGGACGTTCCGAAGATGGACTCTGCCTCAAGCACGTTCATAAAAAAAGAAGCTAAAATATAACTTAACTTCGTCTTCCCGTTCTGTCGGGCGATCATAAAAAGTATGGTACGAAATCTGAACTGCCACTCTTTTTGCAGGTCGCCCGTTATCTCAAGGGCGTGTATTAATGCCCATTTTTGCCACGGGTACAGAGTCTCTTTAAGTGTCTCCTCTGCATATTTAATACACAAAAAACCGAGGCTTGTATCCTCGGTCAATGTCCTCAATGGAGGAGTATATAATCTCGGCTCGGTCTTCCCAAGCATCTCAACACCACCTTTTAGTGTTTGCCTTGAGAGATGCCCAGACAGGCGGCAAGGCTCTCCGCTTTTCCCTTCGTCAAGGTATTCTGGGCAAGGTTTTTGTGTTTATTCTCCTAACCACTCCAGAGCCGCCAGAATATTATCTGGTGTCTGCGTTTCGTGGCCAACAGGGACAGGAGTCGAAGTTGTAAAGCTCTCCGTCCCATCCGCATCAACTGTCTGGATGCGCTGATAGGGAGTGGAGGATTCGGTTGTGGGAGTCGCAAGAGGATAGACTAAATATTTTCCAGACATTGCCGCCTTAAATGCCTCTACCGTGCTTGAAGTGTATGAATCGTCTCTAATCCATACACGTCTGTCGTTCCCTGTGTACGCAGTTATCTTTTTGTCGCCTGCGGCTGATGCATCGCCGATAGCAGAGTAGACTCCACCCCATACATAAGCCGAACACATATATCC